TATATGAAATCCTCTAAATGAGAATAGAAACGTCCTTCTTTAGTTACTTCTTTCGGCATCTTGATTACTTCACATTGTTCTAGAAGTTCTCTGATACGTGCCTCATAATCTCTTTTAGACATCTCTACAGGTAGACTTGTGTGTGTCTCTAATACTTTCTTTCTAAATAATCTTTGATCCATCAGTTCGTCTGTGGTGACCGTGATCCGTGAGCCGTCTACATCTAAATGCCATACTGATTCATCAGACTCTAACTTTGTGAGATTAGCAATGTCCATTGCCACGTCATCTCTACCAATACCAAATTTTCTTACACGACACTTTGAGCTATCGCAATGTGAACGCATTGGTACGTCCTTGCACTTGTAGCCATAGTCTTTTTTCTCGTGTTGATCTATTTTTGTCTTGACCTGATCGTAACTCATCGGTGGTTTACAGTAAGCTGTGTTAAATTCCATGACCTTGTTTTGCCATTCACCAGGTCCATACTTCTTTTTGGCATAGACACAGTAGTGAAATACCACATCATCCCTCGATCCTTCAAAAATACCCATGTTTTGCATGATTTCTATGCATGGAGGGCCGTCAAAAGAGGCTTTTTTCTGTTTTAAGGGGCGTACAGATAGGTTTTTAAGTTGGTCGTGTGTGATTGCCTTCTGAGAAACCAAATTGAAGAACTCTTCCATGGTTAATGACTCACCATTTTGGTCCATAGCGTATCTACCACTCATGTCTCCCTTGAAATAGGGTAAGTTCAGAAAGTTTCCTGTGTCTCCACGTTCCTTGTTCAGTGTTTCTTGTTTCGGAAATACCTCACAGTCAGCAAATCCTAACACAGAAGCTACCTCAGTTAATTTTTTTATGGCATCTTTTGCTGGTACAGGTTCAGTAAAGAAAATAAATAAGTGAAAACCCCCCGACTTCGATCGGCAGGGTATAATAGGTAAATTTAATTTTGAATATTGTGCAATTGTTTTACGAACGTCTATAGAATAATCATCAACATCAATACAAGACCAAGAACATGTATTGTCATCGCGTATCGGAATAATACCAAGGCTTGGGTCATTTCCTTCGACATGGTCTTTCCAATGTTTGTCAGTAACTTCTTCTTTGAGAATATATGCTTTACCACCGACTTTACCGCTTTCTTTTGTTTCACCTCGGTAAAATACGCCGTGAGCACGGGTTAGACCATTAAAGATCCCTTTTAACTTTTGATACGCTTCCATGTGTGAAAGGGGGCCGAAGCCCCCTAGCCCTTAAAAAGGATTGTCAGTGTCTGGTTTATCGTTTCCAGAACTCTCATTCGCCTGTTCGTAGTTGACCTCAACAGATCCCTTCTTCACGGCGTTATGAAATCGTTTACCTTCTTCGTATTGACTAGCCGAAACGACCTCACCTCTTCTAATGTCCCAGCTATACCAGTCACCTTTGTCATTCGACTGCGGTTTAGTTGTTAGCACATAGGAGTAATACCAACTAGGGGGATTGATGATTTGATCACCATTTTTAACCTTAGCCGACATTACGAGACTGTTCCATTTTCTTGATTTAGAAAGTCCACTCACCTTCATAGATAGAAGAACCTGAGAAGTCAGTCCTTCACTGTTTGTAAGGAGGCAGTAATGATTGTGAGTTCTTTCTAGATATGTACCCTCTGGAAGCCTAGATTTACCCTCAGCGTCCTTTTTAGTTTTATCCCAAAGAGGTGTATCCACAGGGTGAACGATGGGAGCAGAGGAACCAGTTCCTCTGTCGGACCATTCTAATGCAACAGGTTCGAAGTGACATGGTATAACTGTAACACCTTCAGTACCATCATAGAGTTCTTCAGTGACAGTATTGAAAATCATACCTTCTTCTGCACCATCGACATACTCACTCTTTTGTTTTTTTGTCTGCGGAGACATAGAGCTAAGTATTTTCAAGAAAGGTATAGCCGTTGTATTCATATCAACAACTGCTAAACCTAAGCCTTGGTCTTGTGCGACCATACCAAGATCAATGGTAGGAGCGGCAACGGCAGAAGATTTCTTTGTTGCTACTTCTTGTTTTTTGGTTTGTTCATTCATTATTTTTTTCCTTTTGTTATTTTAGTTTCTGGACGTATGAAGATCCCAAAAAGATCGTCAGGGTCCGTTAATCCCTCTTCGTGGCGTTTTTTTAATGTCGCCTTCAGTGTCGAGGGGTGCACTGATTTTTTCACGTCAGGGGTGATGCCATAGTTTTGCTCAATGTATCCAGCTAAATCTCCAGCCATATTGTCTTCACCCGTTCCGAAACTTGTTGCTACTTGATTTTTAATTATATCACCAAGATTATTATCTTTTAAATATGCTAATGCTTCGTCTTCTCTTGCTTTGGGTATTCTACAATGAAAACCTTCTTTGACAGTTACTTTACTACCGTCTGTCATAGTTGTTTCATTAATACCAAGCTCTTGCATTTTTGTTGGAATTGTTTCACTAGAAAGAATATCTCTTTCTCTTTTTAATTCTTTCATTGTCTCTTCCATATTTTCTATTTCAGAGTCTAAATCTAATTGTCGTTGAATAAGTTTTGATAATCCTGTCAGATCATCATCTTGAAGTTTTTTTAAATCACCCGCATCTTGCTTGAGATCCTCAAAATTAATCACGTCAGCCATACATTACCTCCTTTATTAGAACAGCTTGGGAGGCCTAGTTGTTTCACCTCCAACTTTCGGGATACAGATAAACGGTTCTCGCCCCTACTCGTACCTACTCATGATAGCCTCAGCCAGTTGGCCCTACTCTATCACCCCTGTGCGTTACGCCTCTGTTAAAAACGTTATTCCGCCACAAGCTATAAGTGTCAGCTAAACACTTAATTGTTCGTTACAAATCTTATACTTGAAATCCTAACAAAATGCAATATATTATTTTGTATATGGCTAACTTTTTTTTGAAGGAACCTTTTCTTCATCAACTTAAAGCAAAGCGAATTTGTCATGATACAAACATCAACAATTTCGCCTATTTGATGGAGATGGGAACAGGTAAAACTATTACGGCAATCATGGATCTCATGAGTTTGCATCATTATCAAGGTGTGGATAACTGTGTAATCTTTGCACCGAAGTCCGTGTATCGTAATTGGTATAAAGAAATCACTGAGTTCGTAAATTTTGAAAAAACAAAATATTGCATTAGTACGTGGGACCCTAGTTTAAAAGATCCTGTTACAAAAGGTAATCTCACTTTGCTTCTTGAAAGACTTGATCACATTCCTTTGAATGTTTTTTTAATGAATATTGAAGCTCTCTCATCATCAAAGGGTGTAAAGTTTTTAGAAAAATATCTCAGTGTACAAGATAAAAATAAAACAATGATGATCATTGATGAAAGTACAACTATCAAAACACACAATGCTAAACGTACTAAAAACCTTTTGAAGCTTTCCAAAGATATAAATTACAAAAGAATTTTAACAGGCACACCTATTACAAAATCACCACTAGATATCTATACACAGTTTGCTTTTCTCGACCCTAAGATACTTGGTCAAACTAATTACTATGCTTTTCGTGCTCGTTACGCAAAGATTGTCAATAGACCTACGTCAGGTGGTCGTCACTTTCCTTTGATAACAGGCTATCAACGTTTAGAGGAGTTAGAAGAAAAGATTTATTCTCATGCTTTCCGTGTCAAGAAAGAAGAATGTACGGATCTACCTGAGAAAATATATATGAAAAGGTTCATACCTATGAGTGAGAAACAACTCGTAGCTTATGAATCATTGAGAAGAAACGCAATGTTTATTTTCAATGACAAAACAACCACGTCTGTGAACCGGCTCTCACAGATCGTTAAGTTGCACCAGGTATGTTGTGGATTCACTATTAATGATAATGGTGAAATCCATGACGTGCCTAACAAACGATATGATGAACTATTAAATGTCCTAGAGGAAGTCGATGGTAAAGTAATTATCTGGGCGAACTATAGACACAATATCGAAACAATAACTCAAAAACTAAAGGATAAATATGGTGATACAAAAGCTGCATCTTTTTTTGGCGATACAGAAAATCAGGTTCGTATGGATCTTGTTAATAATTTTCAAGATCAAGATCATGATCTCACGTACCTTGTCGCGAACCCTAAAACTGGTGGATATGGAATCACTCTTACTGCCTCTCACACTGTTGTGTATTTTTCAAACAATTATGATCTTGAAATAAGATTACAAAGTGAAGATCGTGCACACAGGATTGGTCAGAAGAATAAAGTTACCTATGTTGACTTTGTTTGTCAGGGAACTGTTGATGAAAAAATATTAACTGCCTTGAAGAACAAGGTTGACATAGCCAGTCAAGTGATGGGTGATGAGTTAAAGAGCTGGATTAGTTAATTATTTCTTAACTTTTCCGCCCCTAGCTTTACCTTTTTTACCACCTACGAAAGGAAATGGTTTTAAAGCTTTTGTTATTGCAGCACCGGCTGCAGATCCAAAACCCTTACCAGCTAGTGAACGTATACCTGCAAGTGCCATTCTTCTTGAAAGAAAATCTGATTTTTTTGGTGTTGTCATATTTACTCCTGGTTAGTTAGGGCTAACGTTGTAGCCACCACCTTTTTTAGCAGCTCCCATACCTCTAGCCGTACCTCTTACAACACCGCCAGTGTTCATTCCTTTTTTATCTTTTAAAGCTTTTTTCATAGGCTCGGTTTTATCGCCGTCTTTGTCAAAGTCTAAATAATCAGGTTTTGCATTTTTACCCATTAGATTTTACCTCCACGTTTTTTCTTTGTCTTACCTTTGCCATAAAGTTTCATGGCTCTTGCAGTGTATGCTTTTTCAATCATACCTTTAGGCATTGGAACATCTTGTATTTTTGATTCATCAAAAACTTTTGGTTCTTTAATCTTAATATGTTTGAAAGTATAATTACCCATGACTTAATCCTACTCCTATACGTTCGTGTTTGCAACTATTTCTGCAAGACTTTCGCATCTTTTTGTTGTCTGTTTATGCCATCTCGAATCTTTCATCTCGGTAGCGGCATCCTTCCAGCGTTTTTCACGCATGGCTTTCCACATGTTTTTAAACTTACGAACACCGTTTGTGCCCAGCTGAAACACCATCTCCAGAATTACCTCTGAAACTGGTTGTGGTAAATCGTGTCCAACACACTCATCTATAAGTAGATCAGCCCCCGCAGCAGCTCTATTCAAATCTATATCAAATAGTTCCTCGACTTCTTCCATGGATATTTCTACTCCTTCAGAGTATCGTGTCCGTTCGTGAGGCTGAATAAGGTGGCCTATGCCAATCGTGGCTTTGCCCAAACTGTCTAAGTACATTTGAGTGCGCACGCCTTCGTGCAAACGTACTCTAGCTTTCAAGTCATCTGTTAAATCTATCATGATCCTATTCCCCAATGCTCTTGATGTTCATCGGGTTCTCCTTTCTTAAATATGTTCCTAAAATATTGTAATATCTTATTCATTTAAATGGTATACGTTCTTTCCATTAAAAACTCAATACCTTTTTTAGGTTGATTATTTGCCATCATAATACCTGACATATCTTTTTGTGCTTGTAAAATTTGTTGTAACTGTGGGTCCATCATTGGTTTTGGTGGCTCTATCGTCATTGGTTGATTTTCTTCCATATATTTTAAAACAGGACTTTCTTTAGTAAATTCTTCTGGCTGTCCTTCAGTTTGTCGGTAAAGTAAATCTTTAAACCTAGGATCTAATGATTCTGGAGGTGGTGTTTCTAACATTCTTGTGCTTTCTGTTTTACCACCTACATTCATCTTTTGTGGTCCTTGGTTCTTGACTGGTAGACTACCAATATCAACTGTAAAATCTAAGGCTGTGCTCATAGTCCTCCAATACCCCCCTGTGCTGAGATAGCATCATCAATACTACCAAATGCTAATTCATTTCTTACTCTTGGATTCATCGAGCTTGTCGCCGGTTGAAACAAAGGTTTTTCTCCATCTCCACTAACAGGTATAGAGGGTTTTGATAATCTATCAACCATTGTGCCAAAAACTCTTTTTTGTGGACCTGTTCTATTACCTGTCATCATACTCATCTGTTGATCTCTTGCATTTTTAGCCTCTGTTTTCGTTTGTTGTTTTTCCATTAAACTAAAGATTGACTCGTCTAAGTTCTGTAAAAACTCTTGTTCTGTCAATTCTTCCTCTGTGGGTAATACATTAGATGCAAAGTCTAACAAATCATTACGTAATGATGTAGTCAGTATCTTATTTGTATCACCAGGAAACTTTTCTATTCTTTCAAATACATCTGTAAATGCTTTTAAATATTTAGGATTGGTCATGATTCTTGAACCATACTTTAATGCTGCTGCAGTTAATAATGGTCCAAGCCCTAAAGATGCACCACTCATGGCTGTTCCTGCACCAAACATCATCATTCCTCTAAAACCAGTCAATGTTAAACGTCTTTGAAGGAAGGTAGAAGCGTCACTAACTTCAAAACTTTTTGCTTTATTTACAGCGTCAATAAAGTTTTTCACACCATTCAAAGTGACACCAGTGCCCTCTAAAGCTTTTCCTAAAATTTGTTGTCCTTTTTCTGTGTTTAAACCTAATCCGTCTGCAAACTTTGTAGGATTAAATCTGACTTCACTAAATTCTAACATATCAGGCGCTGCTTTTTTTAAGCCTTTTGCTTGTATAACAGTAGGATCAATCTTGTTCATATTTAGATACTGTGAACTCGTCACACCATCAGGAAGTCCTTCAATAGAACCTTCAATTGCGTCATCAAATAATTTTCTTAAAATCTTTTTACGTCCAGCATCAGGTGCCGCACTAATAATAGGCATGACTTTCTTTTCAAACTTGCCATACATTGGTGATTTTATATCCATATTTTTAACTAAAACTTCTAAGTCAATTACCTTACCCTCTACATTACCTGCTTTTTTATAAGCTCTAATTTGATCCGGTGTAGTTTGTGAAAGCTCTAGTAAGTGATCCATGGCTTCTGGACTTGACTTTGCCCGACCAAAAATAATTTCAAATATTTCATCTTTATACATTAAACCTCTGTCAACATCTGGCCCTGGGCCAAATGCATTGGAGTTTACTTGTTTTATATTTGAAGCGATACCACCTTGAAATTGTGGTGTAGTCATTGCAAAGTATTCATTAGCAGCAGCTAACTTAGCAAGAGCTGTGTTAAATACAGTTTCATCAATCGCATTATCAACATTTTTCAAGTTTAATAAATCAAACTCTAGACGAGCAGCTAAATTACCAATTGCTTGTGCTTCCTCTCTTGGTATTGTTCCTTTAAACTCTGACTTGAAATTTGTAAGGAAGTCATTAAACATTTGTCTTAAAGTGATAGCTTGTTCTAAAGTAACGTTTTCTTCCAAACCTGACATGTTTTTATAAAATTCACCAAAAGCTCTTTTTGTGCCATCACCAGGAAATCTAAATTCACCATAGCCTGACATACCAGGGATAGCCTCTTGAAATTGTGCTGCAGTGTCTTTGGCTACTTCTTTAAATCCCGAGAGATTTACAACTTTTTTACCTTTTAATTTTTTCGCAAACTCTTCAAAGTTTTCATACAAATATTGTTGAGCATTTCTTGTTGCTTCATAGTTTTTGTTCATAATCTTTGAAATATCACCACCTAATTGTGTAATTGTTTGCATCGGTGCTAAACCATTAGCCATTTTACCTAAATATTGTCTTGCTCCTTCATCAACAGCTTGACTTTGTTTACCAAAAGCGGCACCCACCCATGGGAAAACACCAATAACTTTACTGTAACCTTTCCAAAACGGCATGTTAGATGCTTGTATTATACCCATAGGCATACCGTAAGTTGCAGATATTTGTGCAATTTTCTCTAAATTCTTTTTATCAGGACTAACACCAAACATTTTACTTCCAATAGTAGATTTAAAAGCATTAAAGATAGGTGCGATAGACATACCCCCCATCGTAAAAAAGGTATTCAAAGCAGTATCATATAACGCCTGACTGGCTTGTGTTTTTAAGTCCTCTTCTGGTAAGTCCATCAAACTTCTAATAATATTATTACCTAATCTATAAGCTTTTGTACCCATGTCTGAACCAGCAGCTTCTGCTATTGCCATTTCAGCAGGGGTCAATATTGCAAAAGGATTTCTAGTTGCTGCTATTTTTGCTGATTGTGCAGCAGTTGCAGCGGTAATACCACCAATAGCACTGAAGGTAGGCTCTGATACAATGCCTGGCATAGGTAAAATAGAATTACCATAGTATTGCATTGGATCTTCAATCAATTCCATTCTTTCCATAACATCTGCAGTTTTACCAAATGCTTCTGCATAAAATTCAGGTGATCCCTCAGCAATATTTGGATTCATTGACATCGGTGTATCAATCTTGCCTGCTTCTATTTCATTCAAAAGTTCTCTTGTTTGCTGAAGTGTCGTGTCAGGCTTGATACCATAAGCTTTTTTAATTTTTAAAATATCATTTTCGGTCGGTTGGCGAGGGTTTTCTAAGTAGAAACTTTTTTGATTTTTAGTTCCTTCCATTAAAGTAATGTAATTTTGTGCTTTGACAGGTGCCATTATGAATTGCCTCCTAAAAATAATTCATCAACACTCATAGACTGACCTGTATTGGCAGGTGGTGATTGTAATGATCCTGTTTCTTCAATAGTTGTTGGTATTGCACCTTCTACTTCTCTCACTGCATCACCTTGAGGTGTTATTGGTGTCATAAAGTATTGTTGATAGACATCAACAGGTAATTGTAATCTTTCTAACATAGGTATAATTACTTCATTAACCTCAGGGTTTGTACCTAATACTTCAGGTGTCGATCTGATGATAGCTTTTTGTGCATCAGATAGTTTTTGTGAGACTTGTTCTAATTTTGCAATTGCTGCTTTTGGTGATTGTAAACCATAAATAGACACAGCTTCAGATGCTCTTTGAATATCATCAACGTTTAATCGACCTGTTGATTTTAACGCTCTAGCTAGACCATAAATAATAAATATTTCTTTCACTTTATTTTGTGCGTAGGTAGGATCATAACCTTGACCTTCCCACCATGATGTTTTTGTTATGTCATCTATAGATGCTTGCGCTGGAACATTATCTCTAGTTTTGAAAGGAACTTTAACTCCTTTAACATAAACAGGAAGATCATTTAAAGTAATGTCACTCTTGATTGTCGTATCAACAGTACCTCCAGTTGGTATGACACCCGGATTTGCTTGGTCGTAAGAAAATAACATTTGACCATCGTTTACTAAGTTTGTACCGATAGCTCCTTTACCTTGTTCTTGACCCAATAGGTCAAAGAATACATCTGTCGTTGCTGCAGTAGTTGCACCAAACTCTTGAAAAAACTTTTTAATAGATCCAGATACACCAACTTTGCTCGGATCTTGATAGGCTATTTGCAAAATACTTTGAACATCATCATACTGATTTTGTAGAGTAAATAAATTTGATGAACCCTCTCTAATTTTTGCTTGTGATAATGTGCTGGCTTTTGCAGCTTTGGCCTCAGCTTCAGCACCCTCTTTTGGCATCAATCTAAAATTAGCTGTCGGTAAATCTAAGTCATAAATAATTCTACCACTTTGTTCATCTTTTCTACCTAACTTCATTTGTATGCCAGTATCAGTTAAGACAGGCATCGCTGCGATAGGACCAACAAAGTCACCTTGCTCAGTGGTGTAACCAATGTTTAATGGCATCTTTGGATTTTTAAATAAATCTAATGCTGCTTTTGCTCTGTTTTCTTGAATATCAAAATTAGTTTGTGCAATCTTCTGTAGTAAATCTCCTGTAAAACCTAAATACTTTTGTGCTGTATCATTGTCATAGCCCATCATTTTTGCATAGTAATCAGCCTCTACTGATTTCATTGCAGCGTTTGCATCAGCGGCTTGTTTTGCAGCAAGCTCACCTATCATTAATCTTCTCTCCAACTTTTGAGCTTTTATTAAATCTTCTCGTTCAAACTTTTTTCCTAAAGACTGTAAATAAACATCAAGAGCACCTGCCGTGCCTTGATAAGGAGTTCTGGCGTTAAACATATCAACCATAAATCGAGTGAACTTACGACCAGCAGAACTTTCTTCGATTGGTCCTACAGCTTCTTCAATGATTGCTTTAAAATCGTCAGGAGAATATCTTTTGCCAAGTCCGAGTGCTTGAGCATAAGCATCCATATTTAATTTTTGTTGTTGTTGCACAGGAAGTAATTGACCTGCATACATATTTGCATAGTAATTAAATGTGTTTGTATCTTGCACCATTTGTGCAGCGGCATCCGCAGAGATCTGATTTTTCTGTTGTCTTTCTATATTGTAATCAACGACATTTTGAGATTCTTGAAAAGGTTTATAGGGTTCATATGTAATAGAGCCCCCTTCTGGCTGAAAGTCTTTTAGTACGTCAAATCCTGATTCGCTCATCACGTACTCCTATCAAAATAAACTCTGTATACCTGTTAGTAAAGGATTGTAAGATTGTTGTGCTGCTGTAGCGGCCGTTGGAAATCCTGCAATCATACCAGATTGAAAGTCCATTGCCTGGAAAGGTTGCATGTAAGAACGCATAAGATTTTGATAATCTGCAGTTCTACCAGCTTGACCAATACCTCTTTCAGTAGCACCAATTCTTGCTAAAGTTGATACATCTCTTTCGGTGACACCTGATGAAACAGGAGCAAACTGACCATACATTTGACCAATACCAGTTTCTAGTCTACCGACATTTGCTAAATTTTGTGAAGCTAATTGTGTTCGTCTTTGTTGATTCTCGAAAGCTTGTTGTGCTTGCTGTTGTGCCTGTTGATAGCCACTTGATAATAAACCAGCTACACCCTGACCTAGTTGTCTTTGAAATCCTGCCATTGATTCTGCTTCTAATACACCTTCACGTCCACCACCAAATGCTCCTGCACCAACGGCTTGAGCTGATCTGCCTTGACGTGATATATCAAACTGACGTTGCATCTCTTTTGTGTATTGATCAATGACTTCCTTTTGATAAGGGTCCATAAATTGTTGATAGGACTGTGGATCGTAGTCCCCGGCTCCTGCTAAAGCGGCAGTCTGAGCTAATTGTCCTGTTTGTTGTGCTTGTCCTAAAGCACCAACACCTTGTGATAAGTAATCAGGTCTTTGTGAAATTGATTGTCTTGCAAGATCTAAAGCTTGTTGTTCTGCACCAGAAATACCCTCAACAGTTTCTTTAGGAAGTTGAGGTAGATTAGAGACAAGACTTTGCCCTGACTTCAACAGGTCAGCATAATACTGTTGTCTTAATTCATCCATTGTTGCCATTACGCCATACCTACTCTTTCTCTATATTCCATTGGTTTTTCTGAATCTGGATCTACTGAATTCATCATATCATATAAATTATCAACACCTATTTTTTTTGTTGCTTCAGCAGTCATGACAAACTCACCAGGACTTAACATAACATCAATCTTATCTTCTTTTGGACCACCAGGTCCTGTAAATAAACCATTTGGCTCACCCATTGTTGAACCATAAGAAACTTCTTTCATACCATTTGTAGGATTAGCACCACCTTTTGCAAAACCTGTAATACCACCCGTTGCTTGTTGGTAAGGACTATCAGCTAACTCCTGTTTATATCTTTCAAAATTTAGATTTTCTATTTGTTGAGGATTTAATTGTAATTCATCTGCTTTTTCTTGTGCGGCAGCAAGAAAAGGAACACCTAACTGAGCAGCAGTAATTAAAAATTCAGGAGAAGTTACGGAATCACCAAGCTTACTTAAAAATGTATTAGGGTCGCCTTTAGCATATTGTTTTGCTGAGTCTGCTACGTTACCTCCAAAGTCTGATGTCTCACCTAAATAATCACTACCACTTGTTCCTGATTGAATTCTAGCCATATCAGGTCTTGCAGAAGTAAATGTGCTTTTTGCACCTTCAACAAATCCTGGGCCTTCTTTACCCATGGCACCTATACCACCAAGTAATGCTTGTAATCCTATATTACGTGCCACATTTTCTGGCTTATCACCAGCAAGTAAACCTATACCACCTTGTAGTAAAGCGGGGTTTGTCAAAACACTTCTCATTAATCCCGGAGCCATACCAGCAGCCATACCAGGAACTAAAGCACCAATACCTATTTGAACGATAGGATTTTTAAGAGCTTGTTTTGCTGATTTAAATAAATTTTTTAACATTATCTATTCTTTCTTATTTGATGCACCCAAACTTGAAAGTCGTGGTGCAAAGATTGTAACATCTCTCTTAATATCAGCATCGGTAGTATCGGTATCAGGATTATCAATGTCAGCAGTACAAGCATCCTCTGACTCATAAGTTGCATTTGTTCGTGTATTCGTAATGACAGTTTCTGTCTTACAGCTATAAATAGGAACTTGTGCACCATCGATCTCCTTATGTCCTAAAAGTTTTGGTTCTTCTACTATTTTATGCATCTTTAACCTTTATTTGTACTATTGTTGATCCTTCATTTCAAGCACAGAAACCTTAATAACAAGGTCATTTGCAGCACTTGATGTCACTTTCAAACTATCGCCACCTTCAAATACAAAGGTGCCATTGATAATCTTTGTGCCTTGATGTTGTACAGCTACATTATTTATCTCAAAATCAGTGCTACCATTGTTATATGTAAGCACAGCATTGAGTGTTCCAGATCCTGAATCATTGTGTAAAACAATGGTTTTTACCATAAATGTAGTTACGGGAACTGGTGGTGTCGCTGCCACATCGGCATTTGGCACTGTAAAAATTGTATTTGCTCCTGTATTTGCAGGACTCAAAGCAAAGGTTCTAAAACGATCAGGCATCGGTTGTGCCTCCTGTAGCAAAAAATGTAGTTCTTCTGTTCACTTCATCTTTGTTATCTTGTTGATAGGATGAGTTTAATTGTAGAACAATTTGTTCTAGTTGTCGTACCATCTCAGCAAAAGCTCTAGGATCGTAATCTTGTGGTGGATCAGGAAATCGGGTTTGAGGTATTTTTGCCATTATCGTTGTCCATCTGGAAATACATCCATAGTAAAGGTACCCATTTTAAAGTTACCTGCCCCTGTATTACTTTCTATTTTAAAATTAGCTTGTCTTCCTCTACCACGTATATCTTTTTTTGTATCTGTTGGTGCAACGGTAGATGCTGTTTGACTTACAACACTACCATAGGGATAGTTTTTAAAACTCCAGGTAACTGTAAGATTACCCGCTTGATCTCTGAAGTCAGGTATAAATCTTGATATACGCATCAATTGTTCTCCGCCTTCATCAATATTAAAATCACCTGATTGTATAAATGCTGCCATCTTGTTCATAGTAACTTGAAGCACCATTGGTTAGACCAATGACTGTTGGTGTTGTATTAGCTGTAGTGTTAGGTTCATATTCTGTTGCCAAAGGAAACTGAAACACACCACGATCAACCCATGATGTTCTATTGAGTGTGCCTACTGACCATGACTGTTCTAAGTAATTGTATATAACACAACGATTAACTTGTGGTGCAGGATCATTGTCGGGATTAGTTACATAAAACCAAATAATCTCTGCAAACTCTGTGTTGACACCAGCAAAAATTTGATCTGATTGTGTTAAATCTAAATTTTCAAATACAAAGTCGTCAACAGTACAAGGTAATTTTTTTACTGTACCATCAAATACAAAGAAAGCATTCTGACCCATCCAATAGGCTACGTCTCTAACAACAACAGCAGAGTGTTGTCCTAATAGTCCACAGTTACGACCTAATTGATTTAGTCCAAAAGTGAATGGTGGACCAATAAATTGTAAGCCGTGAAGTGATGTATCCGTCCATACTAATATTTGACCACGAGCTTTATCTGCTCCAACAATACTTGAACCATCTTGTATACGAAGTGACCCTGCTGTGTTTTCTGCAGCAGGTTGATATGTGTTGATATCTTCTTGTGATGAGAAACGTAATAACAAAGGATCTTGCGAAGAGCCTGTGCCTACAGTTTTTTCCGTACCAAATAATATTAAATGTCGATCAGGTGTCGATACTAAAGAAAACTTTGAAGTCGTAGGTGCATTTGTAACTAAACTTGCTTTACCTGTAAGACCATCAGAAGTCGGTGACCACTGAAAGGTTGATCCATTCAAAGCAGTTGCAATTAATAATTCACCAAAATTATCAAGAGACCAGTCTCGACCATCTAGTGTCACAGAAGATGTAGAACGAGCAGTTCCCCATGTCTCTGTATTCCAAGTTGATGTGCCCCAACCATAACCAAATGTGGAGAAGGCAGGTGCAATAGCAATATCAAAAACAGCAGTGGCTGTTCCTGTTGTTGCCGTTCCTGTAGATTCAGTTGCGTCTTGTTGAATAACAAAAGCATTGGTGCTTGTTATTGATTTAATTTCAAAACTTCTATCGAATTGTTCTGCTGTAAAACTTGTGCCTGATAATCCTGTCGTGCCTGAGAAAGTAACTATGTCTCCTACATTAGCTCCATGGCTATTGATATTAACGGTTACATTCGCAGAACCATTTGTTGTTGTAAAAATATTACTTACAGAAGAATTGGTTTGTCTTGCAGGTGTGATGTCATACAAAACACCATTAGCATATATGTATAATTTTTTATCTGTGCCGATGGCCGCGAGTCGTGTTCCATCAAGTGCTACCCAGTGATGAGCATCACGGGCAACACCAATTAAT